AACCTAGGAGAATCATGCCAACGACAATCATCACAGGTCGCGATCTCGTCTTGACGATTGCGACGACAAACTATGACGCACAGGCGACCAGTGCGACATTGACCAACTCACCAACAATCGAGACTTACCAGACACTTGACGGCAAGGCATACAAGCGCATTGACGATCAGTGGACATTCGACGTTGAAATGCTTGCAGACTGGGGCGCGACTGGTTCATTGTGCGAAGCACTATGGTCAGCAGCTGAGTCAGCACCAAATACAGCATTGGCAGTATCATTGACGGCAGTAACTGGCGCAGTATTTGCGTTCACAGTCATGCCAATCTATCCAAGCGTGGGCGGGTCAGCACCTGACGCACAGACCGTTTCGATGTCATTTGTTGTCGTTGGAAACGTTACAGAAACCTTCAGTTAAAAACTACTAATCGGGAGACAAAATGAAGTTACCAATCACAATTGAATACACAAACGGCGATCAAATCACCTACACGGCTGCACCGCCTGAATGGGTGAAATGGGAAAAGCATTCGGGTCACACCATTGCTCAGGCGCAGGAAAAGATCGGCATTGCTGATCTTGTTTTTCTTGCTTATCACGCCATGAAACGAGAAGCCGCTGGCAAGCCAGTCAAGCCAATCGAGGTATGGACAGAAACCATTTCTGAAGTGATAGTTGGTGAGGCAAACCCAAAAGCCACCCAGTCGGAAGCCTAAATCGAATCGTTTGGGAGATAGCCCTGGCAACGGGGCTATCACCAAATGAATTTGAGTCAGCCGAGGACATTCTGACAGTTATTGAAATACTAGAAAGGCGCGCAAATGGCAACTGAGGCAATCAGTTACGACAAAGCGGAATTGCGTGCCATTTTGCGTTCGTTCAAGGCAATGGACGAAGAAGCAACCGCACAGGCAAAAGAGCAAACGTCAAAACTCGCTGATTATGTTCGCACCAAAATTATTAGCACGGCTAGCCAATCGAGCAATCGCGTTGCCCCAAAAATTGCCCAAGGTTCAAAGGTTTCCAAATCATCAAAGATTGGTGAAATCTCATTTGGTTTTGCTGCACAAAAGTTAAGCGGCGGCGGTACGACGCAACAGGTTTGGGGCGGATACGAATTTGGTTCAAATCGTTATAAGCAATTTCCAGTGTGGTCAGGTCGCGAAGGTCGGGGTTCACGCGGCTGGTTTATTTACCCAACCCTTCGAAGCGCGCAACCTGAAATCATTAAAAAATGGGAAGAAGCGTTTTCTCAAATAGTTAGGAAATACGACTAATGGCTGGCAGTCGCACCCTTAAACTTTCAATTCTTGGTGACGTTGATAATCTCAACAAATCGCTCAAAACCGCGTCTAGCGACGTCGATTCATTTGGCGACAAGATCGGCAAGGCTGGCGTAGCAATTGGCAAGGCGTTTGCTGCAGCTGCTGCCGCTGCTGGGGCTGCCGCAATCGCAATTGGTATCGAGGGCGTAAAGGCTGCAATTGCTGACGAAAAGGCGCAAACACAATTGGCACTTGCGTTGGAAAACGCAACGGGTGCAACCCAGGCACAAATTAAGGCAACTGAAGATTCGATTCTTCAAATGTCATTGGCAACGGGTGTTGCTGACGACGAATTGCGCCCAGCGTTAGGTCGTCTGGTCAGATCGACGGGCGACGTATCAAAGGCACAAGATTTACTTTCAACCGCCCTAGACATTAGCGCGGCAACAGGCAAACCAGTTGAAGCAATTGCGAATTCACTTGCCAAGGCTTACGACGGCAACACGGCAGCATTAGGCAAATTGGGCGTTGGGTTATCAACCGCCGAATTGAAAACAATGTCATTTGAACAGGTGCAAGGTCGTTTGACTGAATTATTTGGTGGCGCAGCAGCACGCAACGCAAATACCTATGCAGGACAAATTGCACGTGTACAGGTTGCATTTGACGAAGCCAAAGAAACAATTGGCACGGCATTGCTTCCAATTCTTGACAAACTTTTGAAATTTATTAATGAAAACGCATTGCCAGCAATCAATGCATTTTCAAATGCTTTCAGCCTTACCGAAGGCGACGGTTTTGGCAAGGTTCTCAGTGACGTTGCGGGTATTATCAAAAGCATTGTCACGCCAATTTTTAATGCTTTCAAAGAAACATTTGACCGAATTAAAAAAACGATCATTGAAAACAAAGACGAATTTAATGCGTTTTTTGAAGTCATCAAGGCGGCTGCACCAATTGTGGGTCGCGTATTAGGTGACGCGTTCCGGGCAGTCGGTCAGGTTGCTGACGTAGTTTTGAATGTTATTGCCAATGTTTTAGGTGCGATCAAACCTTTAATCAATTTTGCCATTGACGGTATCAATAAGTTAATTACTGGAATCAATTTAATAAAGCCAGGTTCGGACATTCCTTACATCACAAAAATCGGCGGTGGATCAGGTTCGACCGCAACAGGCGCACTTGGTAATTTTTCAATGTCCACAGGCAAAGTTTCGACAACGCCGACAACTGGCGTGACACCAACAACGGGCGGAATAACGACCCCAACAGGCGGTGGCGGGCTTGCTGCGGTGGCAGCGTCAGCTGCTGCCGTTTCGACAGGTATCACTGCGGGTTCCAACTTCAATCCTGGTTCGTTCCGTATGGCTGAAAATGCTTCAATGGGTACGACGATCAATTTGACCGTAACTGGAGCATTTGACCGTGAGGGCACTGCACGCACCATTGTGGATACTTTAAACAATTCCTTCTATCGCGGCACAGGTGGCGCAACTAACCTGCAAATCGCATGACGCAATGGAATCCAATTTGGAAAGTCACGATCGACGGAACAGAATACACAAACGCCGTTTTGGCAAATTTGACCATTCGAAGCGGTCGAACAAACATTTATGAACAAGCGCAAGCGGGATACGTCAATCTTCAACTGCTAGACGTAACTCAGACCGCCATTCCCGTTTCAATCAATTCAACAATTTCGGTTCAAATCAAAGACACATCAAACACATTTGTTTCAATTTTTGGTGGCAGTGTTGTAGACGTTGGTTTAGAAATTCGTGACGTCGGTTCGACCATGTTCACGCAAACCTATTCAATCACCGCACTTGGCGCGTTAGCACGTTTGCCAAAAGCATTGACCAATGGTGTGCTTTCCAAAGAATTTGACGGCGATCAAGTTTATGACGTTTTGAAAAATGTTTTGTTCGGGTCATGGGCTTCAGTTCCAGGGTCATTGACATGGGCAACGTATGACCCAACCGTCACATGGGCAACGGCTGAAAACAACGGTTTGGGTGAAATTGATCGTCCAGGAAATTATGAGTTAGCGGCTAGATCATCAAGCCGCACAGACGTTTATTCGCTGGTTTCGGCGTTGGCAACGTCAGGGCTTGGTTACATTTACGAGGACGCACAGGGTCGAATTGGTTATGCGGATTCAACGCACCGAACCAATTATTTAGCTGCTAACGGTTTCGTCGACCTTGACGCCAACCAAGCGCGTGCCGCAGGTTTGCGCATTGAGACCCGTGTTGGTGACGTGCGCAATTCCTTGACAATCAAATACGGTTCAACCAGTTCGGCGGAAGTATCGGCAAGCAATGCCAATTCAATTGCCGAATACGGCACATTGGCGCAGATCATCACGACAACACTGCACAATTCAGTGGACGCCACTGAACAGGCAAATTTCTACCTATCCCTTCGCGCGCAACCACAACCTATTTTTAGCGAAATCACGTTTGACCTGACTAATCCTGAATTGGATAATGGCGACCGCGACAACCTTATTGGCGTTTTTATGGGCGAAGCAATCAACATAAACAACTTGCCCGCGAACATGAATTCAGGCAGTTTTCAGGGCTTTGTTGAGGGCTGGTCATTTCAAGCCGCATACAACAGACTTTCGGTGACATTGTTGCTTTCACCGCTGGCTTATTCATCACAGGCAATGCGCTGGAACGACGTGCCAGTGACTGAAACTTGGGCAAGCGTGTCGCCGACTTTAGACTGGGCAAATGCCACAATAGTGGCTTAACGAAGGAGAACCTATGCCAAACCCAACCACGAACTTCGGTTTTATAATGCCGACGCCGACTGATTTAGTAACGGATTTACCAGCAGATTTTGCAGTTTTTGGCGACGCAGTGGATTCGACCCTTGCGCAATACACAACCAAATTGGCATTCAACGCGCAGACTGGCACGACTTACACCCTTGTTGCAGCTGATCTTGGCAAATGGGTCACGGCGAACAATTCTTCGGCGGTGACAATTACCGTTCCACCTTCAATTTTCGTTGCGGGCAACACAATCAATGTTCAGCAAATTGGTACAGGGCAGGTTTCATTCGCACAGGGTGCAGGCGTAACAATCACGTCAAGCGGTGTGACATCATCTGCGCCGAAACTTCGTGAGCGTTATTCGGCTTGCACAATCATTTGCACCGCAAGCAACACGTTCACCATTGTTGGAGATTTTGAGCAGTGATCATTCCTGGCGTTTTAGCGTCGTCACAGAAGGCGGGTTATCCACCACCGCCCGTTGCTGGTTATCGCCTATGGCTTGACGGTACAGATTCAAGCGCATTTACATTTTCTTCAGGAAACGTTGTGAGTTCATGGCTTGATAAATCAGGCAACGGTTGGAATTTTAGTCAAAGCAGTGTTTCACTTCAGCCGACCCGTGGCACAAACAATTTGGTTTCATTTGACGGTTCAAATGATCGCCTTGTCGCGGCGTCAAAGTTTATGGACGACATGCACAATGGAAGTCCAAACACGTTTTTCATGGTCTTCAACCCAACATCAAACGGCGGCGCATTTATGGATAGCGGCGCATCTGGTTCGGCTGAAATCGGTTTTATGTTTTATAACTCATCTTCCACAAATTTCGGAATCTTCGTGGCGCGTGGCGTCTTAGGTTCGATTCCAGTAAGTGCTTCAAATAATGCACGCCAAGCAAACGGCACAACCCAATTGGCAACAATTCGACTTGACGCAGACAATGCAACAACTTTGAATCGTGCTTATTTTTATTCAAATACTGGAGCGGCTTCGCAAACAAACACGCAATCAAATCCAGTCAGCACCGCTGCTTCAACCGATCTTCCTTCATTGGGTTCTGACGGTAATGGCGCAGATTTTTTTACTGGTTCTATCGGTGAAATTTTGTGGTATGGCAGTGATCTTTCCACAACCGACCGTGAAGCAGTCCGCGATTATCTCATCACGAAATGGGGAATCTAATGTCTTGGCAATGGTACGAATGGGAAACACTGGCAAATTTTGATGAATGGCATGACGCCAAAAAACTAGAATTAGGTTTGCCACGATTAAGCATTGACAAACATGGCAACCCATGCGAACCAGTAATTGAAAACTATACCCAGGCAATTCAAACGGAAGGGAAGGCAATCGCAATGGTTAAAGATAATCACGCAAACGATTTAATCTTGACCGACTTGCGACCACCGAAGGTTCAAAATGAATTTGTATCCTAACGGCACAAATGCACGGTTGATCGAAGTCGCAGCAGCTGAAGTCGGCACAATCGAAGAAGGCGACAACCTGACAAAGTACGGCAAATTTACAAAAACAGACGGTTTGCCTTGGTGCGGTTCTTTCGTCAATTGGTGTGCAGCACAGGCAGGCGTCAAGATTCATTCAGTCGTTGGCACGGCGCAAGGCGCACACAAGTTTAAAGAAATTCAACGTTGGTCAAACATGCCACAATTGGGCTATTTGGCGTTTATGGATTTCCCACATGACGGCGTCGATCGCATTTCACACATTGG